TTTTCTCCATCGGTGCGCATGTCGCTTCTAGCGTATCTACGTCCATTATCACCCATCTATCCTTTGATAGTTTGTCGAGTTTCGGTTTTGTGTTGCAGGTTACTAGTACCTTCACTCCACGGATATGTGCTGTCCTGCTTCCGTATCTCGGATCCTTGATGAGCCCGTCCTTTATGCGTTCGAGTGCAACGTAAAGTTCGGGTGTCCATTTCCAAGATCTAGGAATGTCGATGACTACTATCGGTCTCCATCCGTGTTGCAGGTATTCCGATGCGCAGTCCTGAATGATTCCTTTGATAGAATCTTGCGCTTGTACTACCCACGCTTCCCCCGTTTCGTAGAGGTGCCCTAGGAGCCACGATTTACCCGCATTTCCCTTTGGGTCGTACCAAACTACCACTTGACGGTCGTTTGAGGCTCTGACGGCGTTGTAGACGGCTTCCTGACGCCATGTAAGTTTACCGAACCTGCACTTTCTTACTTCGGGTGTGTCATCCGATGATAGGAACATTCCGCTTTTCCTTTCATATCCCCACACGTCGGATGCTTCCTCAATATGTGCCTTGGGTCCCCATTCGGCTTTCATCGTCTCGAAGTCCTTGTTGACTTGCAGGCGTATCTGCCAATGGTCGTATCCGTTAGATCCTGTTTCCATGCCGCACGTCCATTTGTGTATATCGTTGTCGCGCAGCCATTTGGAAATGGCAACCCATTCCTTGGCGGTTTTGTTTCTTGGTACCGTTAACATCCATGTTTTGGTCATGTTTTGGTCATGTTTTTGGCGTAATTTATAATTAGGTTGAGCATCAATGTATACTATTGTGCATTGTTGCACAGGATTGAGTCGAAATGTATGGAAGAAGAATGTACTACAGGTACAGGACATATCGTGGTTATGGATATCATCGTAGGCGTGGTAAGAGGAGGTACTACTGAACATGATACCTCAGTTGGTTTATGGTGCATATGCTGCTGCACAGGTCTATCAGTCTTACCGTTACTGGTCTGACTACGAAAAGAACACTGGCATGCACATCAGGTATCCTCTTAGGACTCTTTCTAAGGATATTGCGCCTATCATCGCTCTGCCGGGTAGGCTTCGCATGAAGAGAAAGCCTGTCTATAACCTGAACCGCTACATTACCAACAGGAACACTTACAACTACTGGAGTTATTGAAATGGCAACTAATTTTGCGACTGCAAGTTATCAGGAAGTCGTAGACCTACACACTGAATCTAAGACCGTTTCCGTTATCGGAATCCACACCCCATGTACGTCTACTCCTGTTAAAATGCTTCAGGGCTTCTGGAAGCAATTTAGGAAGGTGAAGTATCTCGGATGCTCTCTCTCCTTGGTTCCCGCAGCACGTCTCCCGGCGGATCCTTTGCAGGTTTCCATCGGAGCAGGTGAACCTACCATAGACCCTAGGGATATGCTCAATCCCATCATGTTCCATGGCTGTCATGGTGATGACATGGGTGCTATCCTTGATACCCTCTATTCTGGGGAAGCTACTGGAACCTCCGACATTGTTCGTAAACAGAGTGATTCCGCTGTTCTCGATGTGTTCAGTGAAAATCAGGTTGGGAACGATTACGTTGATGCTCTCTACTACAGGTCCCTGACTGATAGAACCTGGGCTAAGGCCCATCCTCAGGTTGGATTTAGGAAGAGTGGGCTACGTCCGCTTGTTCATCAGATCGTGGCTAACCGTCCGTTCAGTCAGTTCAGCCCTGAATCTAGGACTGGTAATCTCGTCCCTCGTGTTCTCGATTCTAATGACGTCCCTCGTAGTGTCGGTCAGATTGGTCCTAGCTCATCTGACCGTGGTGGTGCAATTTCTGTCTATCCCTCTCCTGGTCTTTCTGATACCAACGAGGTAGATGGTGAAGTCAATTTTGTGATTGGCAATGGAGGCGGTTCTGGATATGCCTTTGCGACATCTGGCCTAAGGCCTCTCGGATGGCAAGATACCCAGACCTCTCTTATTTCTTCCTCCGCTGCTGAGTTTTCCTATGTCTCTGATCCTCTCACTGGTAATGCTGCACAGGATGCTCCTAAGATTGCGGATGTCTGGAAACAGGTCGTTGTACCGAACACCATCCCCAAATTCTACATGGGTATGATTTTGTTGCCGCCTGCCTACAAAACTGAACAGTGGTTTAGGCTCCAGATTAACCACAATTTTGCATTCAAGGGATTCCGCGGGATCTCTATGATTGACGATGATTCAAAGGTGATAAACGATGCTCCAGCTTACACCAACTTCCAGTGATGGATCTATCGACATGTATGGCGGAGATGTGCATGTTGTCTCTGTGGGGGTCTACTGATGATCCTCGTCATGATTGGTAAGAGCCTTCGGGGTATCTCCGTCACCATTCCCGATGTCCCTATGGATTTGTACGACAACCAATTCATCGGCTCTTCGGTTGGCGAGGGGGGGAGCGGGGCCCCCCCCGAGCATTAAACACTTTCTACCCCCCTAAAGGGGGGTAGAGCGCTCCGTTAGTGTTACGTTAAGGAGCGCTCGCTTTTTTTCAGTCCTCCCATATCTCGTCTATTTTCTCCATCGGTGCGCATGTCGCTTCTAGCGTATCTACGTCCATTATCACCCATCTATCCTTTGATAGTTTGTCGAGTTTCGGTTTTGTGTTGCAGGTTACTAGTACCTTCACTCCACG